GTTTTATACAGCTGGCGTTCCCGGCGCTGCTGTTGCGCCTGCACCGGGTGTTGCGGGTGCCGCTCTTACGACTTACCCCGGACAAATTCCGGTCCCCGCCTCATTCAACAACACACACCTAAGTTACTTTCAGGGCCTTTCATCCGGTCAAGCTGGCACACTTGTGCTTGCTGACAGGCTTTGGCATAATTCAGGCTTAAACGTTACATTGGCATCTGCTCAAACCATCACTAGTGTTGCATGGCCTGCACGGGATAAGGCTGGCACGATTAACGGTGCCGGTGTTTATTTGGGTGTTGAGGTGTCTACGGTTACGGGTGCTGGCATTCCGACCATCACGGTTAGCTACACGAATAGCGCGGGTGTTGCCGGTCGCACCGGAACTAACACTATCGGAACGGTTGCCTCAAGTGCTGTCGGTACATTCTACCCTATGGGCTTGCAGGCCGGTGATGTTGGCGTTCAATCTGTTCAAAGCCTTACCTTGTCAGCAACCTGGACAAGCGGTGCCATTCACCTCGTAGCCTATCGCCCCATTGCAACGTTGAGCCTTAGTTCTTTAGGTGTCGCCTCAAGCATTAACGCCGTCACCGGCAACATGCCTCGCTGCTATGACAATACTGTGCCTTTTCTGATTTACACGCCTCAAACAACCACGACTACTGCCATTTCCGGCGCGGTTAAGTTTACCCAAGGCTAGTCCATGACCGCTAATTCGGGCAAAAATCAATTCTTAGACGGATTCATTGATGGTGATGACTTCACCTTTTCTGATGGTGGTGAGGATGCATCCGGCAACTTTCTTGTCAGGCAAGAACTAAACGACGCATCACCTATCGTTTACGGTGATTTCTACTTTACCGATTCGGCCTTAGCGGGCTTCTATTCAATAACCGCAACCTCTGCCCCTGTCACTCTCACGGGTAGCGTTGCAAACGCCAAGCGCTCATTTGTTCTTTCAGTTTCTACAGCCGCAGTCACCCTCGCAGGGCAAGCCGTATCGCTTAGGCGTGGATATAGCATTGCGGCCAACACAGCGGCAATCACGCTCACGGGTTCTAGTGTCAACCTGACAACGAGCCGAAAGCTATCGGTTACATCATCCGCCGTTACCCTCACGGGTTCCACGGTCAATATCTCAACAGGCCGCAAGATATCCGTCACCACGTCTCAAGTGATTTTGACTGGATCATCGGCAAATCTAAACAAAACCACAGCTGGCGCTAAAATCACCGTAACGTCAAGCGCCGTCACCCTTACAGGCTCAACGGTTAATACAAAGGCGGGCAGACAGCTTTCCGCTACATCAAGCACTGTAACCCTAACGGGCTCTAGCGCCATTCTAAAGCGTGCTTATGCGCTTTCAGCCATATCCGCACCTATTACCCTTACGGGTTCAAGTGTCGCTCTCACCGCTACCGTAGCGGCAGGCCCTCCCATCAAGGGAAAGATAGGCAATCGCATTGTTCAGGCTGCAAGGCTTCGCGGCTCAATCTCTACCAAGGCAAGACTGTCATCCAAAATCACACAAGCTGTACGCCTCAAAACGTCAATAGCGAGTTAATCCAATGTCAAGAATAACCACAGGCGAAACATTCACGGTCATTACAAACGTTGTAGACAAAACAACAGGCAATCTGACAAATGCGCCACAAATCACGCTTAAGTGGAAAATGGGTTCCCATGGTCAAGAAACCATAGTAACACCAACCAATGTCAGCACAGGTGTTTATTCTGCCTCAATCACAACAACCCAATCCGGCAATCTCCACTATCGCTGGGATACGGATGGAACATATGACGTGGCTAAAGAGGGATTTGTCCGAGTAGCTAGGTCGGCTTTTGAAACCAGTAACACAAGTGATTACAATTAAATAAGGTATTGCCGCAATGGCTTTTGTAAAAGGTAAATCAGGAAACCCTACAGGCAGTAGAAAAGAGAAGCTATTCTATGATGCTCTCATTCAAAGTCTCAAGTCTGCCAAGGCTGAAAACAAGTATGACTTAATGAGTATCGCGGAAAGCCTTTTAACGCTTGCTGCTGATGGTGATATTCAGGCGATTAAAGAAGTGGCTAACCGATTAGATGGTACGCCTGCGCAAACAGTGGATTTGAATCTTGCTGATACAAGAGAAGTTAGAGACGTTGGAGACGCCGAACTGGCATATATCGCCACAAATGGCGGCGAGGGAATTGCTGAAACGACGCAAGGCCAGAACGAGCCTGATAGGGTTCACTGAATACACGCTTAGTCATTATCAAACCGCTGCACATCATCACAAGATAGCCGATGCGCTAGAAAGGGTAGAACGGGGTGAAATTGACCGGCTTATGATTACAATGCCGCCTAGACACGGTAAATCGGAATTAGCGTCAAGGCGTTTTCCGGCGTGGTTTATGGGGCGCAATCCCCGTAAGAATATCATCACGGCAAGCTATAACATAGATTTGGCTATGGATTTTGGCCGTGAGGTCCGAAACATTGTTGCCGCACCGGAATATAGCAATGTGTTTAATTCAGTTCTTGCGCAAGATAGTAAAGCTGCGAATAGGTGGCATACTGAATCAGGTGGGGCTTATGTTGCCGCCGGTGTGGGTACGTCTATCACGGGGCGTGGTGCTAATATCCTGTTGATTGATGACCCACTAAAGGACCGAGAGGAAGCCGATAGTGAACTACGTCGACAACGTGTTTGGAATTGGTACACGTCGACTGCTTACACGCGACTTGCCCCAAAAGGGGCGATTGTACTCATCCAAACCCGATGGCATGAAAATGACTTGGCGGGAAGGCTTTTAGAAGCACAAGAAAAGGGTGGCGATAAGTGGGAACTGCTATCGCTTCCCGCAATTGACACGCAAGGGAATGCGCTTTGGCCTGATTTTTATAACATTCAGGCACTAAACCGTATTCGTGATGCAATCGGATCAAGAGACTTTTCGGCACTCTATCAGCAAGCCCCAGCGCCGGATGAGGGCAACTTTTTCAAGCGTGAGTGGTTCAAGTATTACGACGCTGTTCCCGATAATGTGCACAGGTATGGTGCTAGTGACTATGCGGTTACTGACGCGGGTGGTGATTTCACCGTCCATATGGTTGCCGCTGTTGATAGTGACGGCAATGTGTACATCGAGGATGTGTGGCGCGGTCAAACAACGCCCGACATATGGATTGAGCGGGTTCTAGACCTTATGAAGGCTCACGAGCCTATGGCATGGGGCGAAGAACAAGGGCAGATTATCAAGTCTATCGGGCCTTTCCTTGATAGGCGGGCGGATGAGCGCAAAATCTACTGCAACCGTGTTCAAATGGCGTCGGCAAGCGACAAACCAACTAGGGCTAGAACAATGCAGGCCCGCATGGCAAGCGGCAAGGTTCTATTCCCTAAGAATAAGCCGTGGATGGCTGCATTTGAGCAAGAAATGCTAAGCTTTCCGGCTGGCAAGAATGACGACCAAGTTGATGCTGCAAGCCTGTTGTTCCGATTACTTGCCGATATGATAGCAAAAGACATTATCCCCGATAAGGCCAAGCGTGATTCATGGGATAGGGCCTTTGATGATGATGGCGACGAAGACGTTTCCTGGAAGACTGTATAACAATTCCGCATAGCTTAAGGCATCAAGTCACGGAATACACGGGCTTGAGACTTTGGCTTTTGGGCTAAAAAATATCACATCAAGCAATAACAACAACTTAAGGCCTGCAATAATTGCATGGGTGTTTATGAATGTTAGATGACGCAAAGCCAATGGCTAAAGATGACGAGTATCGTGATTGGGTAAACCAATTTGAAGAGGCGGAAACGGCTTCGGATGATTCACGTCAAATCTCTAATAGGTGCCGCGACTACTACGACAACAAGCAGCACACGTCAGAAGACAAGGCGGTCCTTATCAAGCGCAAGCAACCGCCATTGGTATTCAACCGGATCAAGCGCAAGGTCAACTTCCTGACTGGATATGAGATACAGCAACGGACGGATCCTAAGGCGTTCCCCCGCAATTATCCGTTTGATGAGGATAGCGCAAATGCCGCAACCGACGCACTACGTTACGTGCAAGAGGCTGAGCGCATTCATGAGAAATTCTCGGATAGCTTTGAGGCCGGTATTATTGAGGGCTTCGGCGGTGTTGAGGTTCTGTATGATCCAAAGTCGGGCTGCCCTAAGGTAACGTCCGTTGCATGGGATAGACTTTACTTTGACCCGTATTCATCAAAGCATGATTTTAGCGACGCGACCTATTGCGGAATCGTTGTGTGGATGGATGAAAGCCGTGCGATGCGTCTTTACCCGGACAAGGAAAAAGAACTCGAAAACACGTTTCTAAACGAATCCCGTTTATCATCGAACAGCACGTCGGACGACAAGCCGCGCCATAACAAGTGGGTGTCGACCACAAAACGCAAGCGCTTGCGTATCTGCCAGCATTATTATTTAAAAGATGACAAATGGCATTGGGCGCATTTCACGCAAGGCGGTTTGCTTAAGGGTGGTGAGCCCGTTCCATATCTTGACAATGAG